TTATTTTACAAGTTCCAGGTACTTTGTTGGAACCCAACTATTTAATTGTTTGACCAATGCTTCCTGCTGTCCATTGTTTGTCTGAACTTTTGTTACTGTATACTTCTTGTTCAGATACTGACTAGAAATTTTCTTGCCTTTTGCAGAACCTCCGTACTCCGCATTCCCGACAATTTTAACAGCTGCACCTGTCTTAAATACTGCTGCCACCTTTGCAGTTACACTTGTCTTAATATCATGCCCTACGATCGCAGATGCAATAGCTTTTCCAATTGCATCTGCACCAACTGTTTTGTACAAGAGATAATCATCCTTATCATCAACAAAACAAATCTCAAAGAGTATGGCTTTTGCCTTTGTATGATTTAAGTAATATAAGCTAGATGTTGTTTTGTATGGATCTCCATGTTGAGTAAATCCAAGTTGCTTCATGTTTCTTACTGCTCTTTCAGCTACTGCTTTTTTCACCCCAGTAAATGCTGTTGCCCATACCTCGAAACCACCAAGCTTTTTATCTCCTTTGTGATCATTCCGACCAGAATTAAGATGTACTGATCCATCAAAATTCACAGAATGCTTGTTACATTTTGCACAAATCTTTTTAAGCACATCTGCCTGGCTTCTTCCATTACTAACTGAACAATTATATGTTGTTGCACCTGCTTTTTTAAGATATTTAATAATTGCTTTTGCAATCTTTCTATCTTCCTTTGATTCATCCAGGAGATCTGATGCTCCACATGCGATCTTGCCACTTGGATTGTGTCCGCCATGAATATTATATATTGCCATTTATTCTTCCTCCTGATCTTTGTTTACTACTTTGTCTGCTACTTCTAAACCTTTTACCAGAACTGCTGGTACATTGAATCCTGCTTCCACAAAATTTTCCACGATAGATCGAATCTCATTGATCAGCAATGACGCCAATACAAACCATCCGAGTAATGTTGTAATCCCAAGATCTACACCAATTACTTTTCCGATCTCAATAAAAACTGCTGATGATCCGAATGCTACCATTATCATAATCCAGTATCCTAACTTTTTCATGACACCTCTCCAGCCAATTCGTGAACTTACTTTTCCTTCCATCTTCGCACCCATCCAACCAGTAAACTGATCCGCTACGTTCAGTGCCAGATAAGCCACAAAAAGGAACCAGTGTTCTCCGAGCACATAGCTTAATACTGCTACAATTGAACCTGTTACTACATTATATGTGTCAATTACATTGTTTGTCATTTTCTTCATTTCCCTCACTTTCCTTTCTTTACAGAAAATATTATTTTGCTGCATAAAAAATAAGACCTTTATTGGTCTTTCTCTGATTCTCATATTTGTTTGTCTCCTTTCTTGACTTCATTGTAAAAAATTGTTATAATTTCCAAGAAAGTTTCCCCTTAGAAACTTTTTTTCATACTTTTCAGTGTATAGCCCTATATACTGAATTTTTTCTTCAAAAAAGGACGCTCTTATGAACGTCCTTTTTTATTATATTACGCATCTCTTATGACTGCTTTTTATTGCTGCTTCTGTTACATCTGCATACTCAAGCGTAGTTCCTATATCTGCGTGTCCTAAAAATTCTTTAATTTCTTCTATCGGCATACCATGATCCCTCGCATCCGTTGCAGATGTGTGACGGATCAAATGTGGATGCACTCTCCTTTTTATTCCTGCTTTCTCTCCAAGTTGCCTAAAACGTTTTTCAATAGCTGCTTTCTTGAGTCGGCCATGTGGCTTTCTCTCTCCAATGAACAGGGACGGATTGTTATCATTTCTTGTCTCCAGATAATTATGTAAAGCTAATTCTGCTTTTGCGTTTAAAAATGATGTTCTATGTTTATCGCCTTTTCCATATAAATGGACTTCTTTTTTCAGGAAATCAACATCATCTAGATTCATTCTTTCACATTCGGTCACTCTGCAACCAGTGCTGTAGAAAAACTCCACCAATGCTTTATCTCTCACTGTTTCGCATGCATTTCTTAATTGTTCCATCTCAAGCGGAGTTAATGGCTTTTTCTTCTTGCGTTCGTATTTGATACGTTTAATATTTCTGCACGGATTTCTGTCTATGTACTCTTCATTGGTCGCCCATTCTAAAAACGCATGGATCGCTGATCTCCTGCTGTCCAATGTCCTATTGCTAAGTTTTCTTTGTTGCTGAACTTTATACAGATACACCCTAATATCATTTGTTGTGATCTTCTTAATATCTTTGTTCATTGCCAGAAAGAAGTCTTTCAAATACAAATCATATAAGCTTAATGTTTTCAGACTTAATCCCTCGATTTTTCTTGTTACAAAGTAAACCTGATAGCACTCTGGAAGATATCCCTCATACAACGTCAATGATGTCTCACGTTTTTTGATCTCATAGTTATTAACAAAGATCGTCAATTGTTTAAACACAATTTTCAGAGAATCATCATCGATCTTGTCGCTTAGTGTAGTCATAAAGGTAGTTACAAACTGTTCTCTCATAAACATTCTCCTTTGCTCTACCCAAAGGAAAGAGTTTATGTTATAATGTGTTCGTACCTTTGGGTACCGTGTTTTGGAGCTGAACTTTTTGATTGGTAGTCGGGAGTTTAGCTCCTTCTTTATTTAGTTTCTAACTATATTTTACCATTTAATTGTTACAAAACTGCCTATTTTACTGTTCTTTTAGACACGTTTAATAGTTCTGTAACACCTGCATTGAATGTGTAATCTTTGACTCATTTCAGACAAAAACGTCTGTCTTTTTTGGTTAACTATATACTGCTTTAGTTGATTATTATTGCCGATTATCTTTTCAAATTGTTAAGGTTTTTATAATTGCTCCATCCATCTTTCAATCAACGGAACATAGAAATTTTCATACCCTTCTTTTGTTGAATGAATACCATCTGAATTATATGTATATGGTTTATAATCTGTTAATTCAGTATTAAATCTGCTAACCCTTGATAAGTCAAGATATGGTATTGAATATTTTTCGCATACTTTACGGATTGCATCGTAATAGCCTTCAAGAGTAGGATATGTGTTTCCTTCTTGTTTTTGTGTTCTCCATGCATCGTTGATTTTATGAGTAATCACAAACCCAATTTTTTTACCTTTCCATATTTTAAGTGCCTGCCTACAAATGCTTTCGAGTGCTCCGTAGAACTTAGAAGTATCTAAATCATCAGACATCGTATCTGTAATCGCACCTATCTGTGTCCATAAAGTCCAATCGTTATATCCACCCTCAAATATAGCATAATCAGCATCTTTCGCCATATCAGATACTGTATTGCAAATACAATGTTTATCGGGATATCTTTTAGATAAATCTGCGATAGTTCCACCGCTAACTGCTTTTTTATCAAGTGCCATACTGTACTTTTCAGCAATGTAATCCATGAATCCAGTGCCCCCAGTGCCTTGACCGTACGCTATTGAGTCACCGTTCAGTGTTACTTTCTTCCCATACAGATTTGATTTTGTGATTTTAGCAATGTCAATCTGCGGTACTTCAATATTGTTATTAAGTGTTTTCTTCTCTCCGTATTTCTTCAACCATCCAACAATGTTCTCATAAGCACCGACATACACTGTGCAACCATCTTCTTCAATGGTTAAATTAAGTGTTTTTGTTCCTGCCGCATCAATCGGGTCACCAACCTTCTGATATGCTTTAACTTCATCACCTTTTTTAACCACATAAAGGCACTGGTTTCCTTGTGCATATCCGTGTGCTTCATACTTTCCACGATTTACATTGTCGTATCGGTTTACCACAAACCTTGTTGTGTACTGATTTTTTGACAGATTACCACTGCTTAAAATAATACTCCCATTTATGATTTCTGTTGCTTCAACATCAGTCTTTTCTTCAGTCGGTGTCTTGGTGATAATGTCTTTTATAGATTCCTTTAGTGAACCAATCTGCTGTCTAACTGCTTCTCCAGCACTCTTATATACAGTACCATCAGCACCTGCTCTTACATCTTTTAATTCGGCTGAACTTATATCTGTCGCAATGTCTTCATATGCTATTGTTACAACTGCCATAAAAACATACTGCCCAACGACACTACTTGATCCCGAGTACACAGTTATAACATATTCATCGTTTGTTGACTCTACATTATAACTTGATGGGATGCCTTTACCATTTATTGCTACTCCATCTAATGCTTTAGCAATAACATTAGCATTTATAACTGTAGGTGATTTATCCTTTATGCTTTTCAGTGTTTCATTGTCTTTACTGCTAATTTTAAATGTAAGGTCGCTGGCGCTGTTGTTTCTAATAGTTGCCGAATGTACTGTTACTAGTTTTGTTGTATTTACAGTACCTGTTAGTATAGTATCGATTCTTCCATTTATTGTATTGATATTAGAATCTAACTCTTTTTTCATATTTTTGTTTTCTTCGATTACTCCTGCAACAGACTCAGGATGCCCTGTCGCATCTTTGTAGCATTGCCTAATCGCATCAACAAAGCTTTGTCGGACTTCTTTTCCATAGATTTTATGTAAGACATTGTTCAATAGTTCTTCTATCTTCATATTTCCTCCTGCATCATCTGTACTTGTTTTACTGTTCCTGTTTTATCTGCAAAATATAAAATTCCATTCTCGACATATAGCTTTCCGTCTGTTTCTGGATAGTTGTCGGTTGAATGAAATTCTATTGTTTTCCCAATATTCATTTCTCCCGATTCTGAAATATAAGGGACGTTTCCATACTTATTACCTACTGTTCTATTTCCAATGCTTTCTTTTATTTCTTCTGCTGTTTTTGTCGCATTTTTTGCTGCAACAGCTGCAGCTGTTGCGTTTTTCTCTGCAACTGCTGCCTTTGCTACTACTCCGTTTGCTGTCGCTTCGACATTTTTTATCCCACTATTGTACGTGTTTTGATTTTCTACTAACGTTTTCAACGTTGATCCCAATGTTACCTTGCAATCATCCACCACCTTTAAATTCTTACTTATCTTACTTACCTGCATGTATGAATTTATTCCATGTTGCTTGGATATAACTGGAATCTTGTCTCCTATATCTATTTTCTTAACATCGTATCCCAGATCTTTTAAATCTATTGCTGTTAATTCTATTGTGATCGACAAATTAACCAGATCCTTTATATCTTCTTTTGCCTTTTCCAATAACTGCAATGGACTTTCTAAATCTGAATATGACACTGTTCCAAAGATTTTTCCAAAATTTTCAACTGCTACCTGATCATAAATATAATCTACATCATTGTTTACACTTGCAATCGTTATTGGCTTTCCTGTTGCACTGTTTGTAGCTCCAAGTGGGATAATACATGTTTTTATATCATCCGCTTTTATATATTGTGTAATGTCTAATATGTTTTTGCCAAACGAAACAGGCTGCCCTTCTGCATCATCATATTCTTGTAAATAATCTATGTAATATCCATCTTCTTCTTTTCTTGTTCTGATATATCCGGCATATACATTTATTAATTTTTCGGCGATCGCTGTTCTTGTATCTTTATAATCACTTTCATCATATCGCGTCTTATCTCCAGTTACTGTTATCTTTCCAATTTTAAATTGTTTTTCTTCTTCCACCTGTCCATTGTGATTTTCAATATATAGCCTAAAGAGTTGCTCTGGTGTATATTCTCCTTTGTATGGACGTTGGACAGAATCGAGTAAATATGCCATATTCCCTTCACATGTTATTGTTTTCTCTCCTTCAAAATCAATCTCTTCATTTAACACACGAGAACAAAATATCTCTTTCTCATTCCCTTGTGTATCAAAATCAATTATTTTGATCACTGTTTTTAATTTTCTAAATGAATCATAAAACTGATTATCTGAATAGATTACAAATGAGAATGATCCATTTTTATTTAGCTCTGTATCAAGCTTAGGATCAGCGATCTGCCGTGTTTTATCCCATGGATGATACAAATATTTATCTCCAATTTTAACTTTATACATGCTACAAGCTACCTCCACGATAATCTACCGAAACTATTCCATTTCCTTTGAATACAAGAACATTATCTCCTTCTCCTAATAGCAGATCTGGAGACTGACTTTTTCCTTTTAGCAGATTATACGTTGTGCCATTATAACTTACTGTCATTTCTTCGCTGCACTCAAAGACCGGTATCACTCTCATTGCTCTTCCTGGTATAACGAGCTCTAACGTTCCATTTACCTGTAGATTTCCATATTCTCTTATGATTCCTGTTTCAAAATTAAATTCATCCCATAACCAGTCCTCTAATGACGAATTGAGTTCTAACTTATAAGGATCACGATTTATTGTAATCTCAACGCTACTGTAGTGCTTATTTATCTTTTCTGTACTAACAGAAATTCTACCTTCATAGTAAAATGAATCATTTCCAAGCACCACTTTCATACGTTTGCCATGCAGCTTATTTTGCAACTCACTTGCACGTGCTAACCATAGATCATAACTGCCATCTTTAAAATCAAATGTCAGTTTCATACTTGCATTTTTATACACTGGAAACCCTGTAAGGGCATCCGTAAGATCTAAGTCTCCGCTACGCCCTGGTATTTCCTTAAATTTCTCATCTACTTCGGCAGATCCTGGATCAATTGATAACGCCTGTAATCCAAAATCTTCATACATACTGTAATCGCCTATTTTTACATCGAACATTATCAATTTCTCCTTTCTGCTCTTGTCTGTTCTTCTCCAAGATTTCTGTTCACGTATGGTGTTATTTGCTTTCCAACAGTCTTTCCGTCAAGATCAACAGTTGTATGAATCTCTGCATTCACTTCAACTGGTTTATTATCCTGCACGATCACAACAGGTTTGTTTCCTCCTGGTCTGTTATAATTTGGTGTATCCGGCTTTGGATATTCTACGGATTCTACTTTTTTACGCATTGCTGCCAATGATACATCTATATCTTTTCCCATTTTTGTTGTTGCTTCTGGCATGTACTTAGTAAATGCTGCTGCAAGTCCTAAAGGCATATATTTACCAATCTTATCTCTAACGACTCTTGACGGAGATTTAATCTTTAATTTCTTTTTCATACTTTTTATAAGCTGATCACACATAGCATTTACAGCTTTGGTCATTCCTTTTGTCTGGGATTGCATTCCTGAAACGAACCCTTTCATCGTATTCTGACCAATCTGATTTATTTTTTTACTCAGATCATTTAATCTTCCTGTCAGTTCAGTCTCATAAGTGTTCTCCAAATTATTAAGATCACTTTGAAAGAAATCATTTCCAAAAGATTCTGACCCGTTGTAAATCTCATTCCATTTATTTATGTAGTCTTGATATTTATCCGGATCAAGTGACTGCAAATATTCCATATAATCATTTGCACTTGCGACATCCATTCCAAGAATCTGCTGCATAAGAGTATCTGGGATTTTACCTTTTAATGCTTTGATACGATTCTGATAATTTTTGATTGCTTCTAAATCTCCATCCAGATCGTATAATGATCCTGTACTTCTCAGTTTTGAGATCATGTCACTTCTTTGCTGGATCAATGAGTTATATTTTTCCTGATAAGCCGCAGATAACTCTTCTATCTCTTTTTCTGCTTGCGAAATGATCTGCTGCCCTTGCTGTTTAACTGCATTACTATAAGCTGTGATCATAGATTTTCCAAGCTGTGAATACGTATCTGCAACTGCTTTTTTCTTATCTTTAACTTGTTTTAACTGCTTTTCTAAAGATTTTGTGCTTTTTTTCTCTTTTTTAGCTTTCTTGATCTTTTTGTTTAGATCTTTTATTTTTTTATCATATTGATCCGTGTCCTTATTTTTTCCAGATTTGATCTCCTTGTTGATCAGATTCTTTCCAGATGTTGTTGCTTTTGAAACTTGAGCATCTATTGCGGATGACAAACCGTCTGTAAATGTCTTTCCAATATCTTCAAAGTTTCCTTTTTTGCTTGCATTCTTTGCAGATGATACCGCTGTGTTACACAAGCTTTCCATCGTCTTTTTAAGATTCTTTTGCTCTGTATCAATTCCGGCTATAATACCAGTTACAATATGTTTTCCAACTTCTTTTTTGAATACTCTAGAAGGCGATTTGATTCCTAATGCTTTCTTAGCCGCCTTTAAGGCACTACTTGCAAGTCCTTGCATTTTGCTTAACAAAGATCCAGCCATCGCACCAACACCGCCAATGATACCTTTTACGATGTTTGATCCAACGCTTCCCCAGTTAATTCCTTTGAATGCACTTACGGCTTTTGTTCCCAGACTCTTAGCAGCACTTCCCATTCTGCCTAATAAACTAAGTAGTCCAGATATAAGTTTTGATATAACAGTCTTTCCTAAGCTAAGCCAATTTACATTAGATATTGTTGTAAAAATCTTCTGTCCGATTGATCGTGCAACACTTCCTGCACTTCCGCCCATTCCTCTAATTCCAGAAACTAACTTCTGAATCAGCATTTTGCCAAGATTTACCCAATCGGTTTTTACCAACTGATTCCAGATAAACTTAACTATGTTCTGTGCGGCTGATATTACACTGCCCCCTGAACTTTTTAAGCCACTTGCTAACGTTTTTATGATATTAGCTCCTGCACTAAGCAAGTTAATATGCATAAATACATTGTAAATAGCAAGTACGATCTGCGGTAAAGCAGCAATCAACTGCGGAATAGCCTGAACAATTCCAATGACAAGATTTGCAACGATTTTTACACCTGCAGCAATCAATTGCAGCAATCCTGTGTCTATTGCAGCACAAAATGAATTGATGATCTGTGGCACATACTCAATCAATAAAGGAATCGAATTGATCAGTCCTTGTGCTAATGAAGTGATCATCTGGATTCCAACAGTGATCAGCTGTGGCAATGCAGAAATTAAGCCAAGGGCAAATTGAGCTAAGGCTTCTATTGCTTTAGGTATAAGTTCTGGTGCTGCTTGTGATATTGCGTTTCCTATCTGCGTTATGATCTGCACTCCATAACTAATCATCTGTGGCAATGCCTGCATGATTCCAGACCCAAGTGCAAGTATTGCCGTTCCTGCTGCCGTAATAAGTTGAGGTGATGCAGAGCTTATTGAACCTGCCAACGACATAATAACCTGACCACCTACAGATAAGAAATCAGGTATCCCTTCTGTTATACCTAAGAGAATGCTGGTGATCATTTCGGCTCCAACCTGAACACCTTGTTGCATCTCACTTTTCATATCATCCCATAATGTACTAAAAAGTTCCGGGATTGTAGCTGCCAAACGTGGAATGATCTCTCCAAGATTCTTTCCGATGTTCTCCATCATTACTGCTATGGAATCTGCAAGTTCTTCCGCTGATCCTGAACCATTTAAGAAATTATCATATGCAGCCTTTGCACTGTTCATTGATCCCTCGATCGTTGTTGCTGCTTCCTTAGATGTCGTTCCTGTAATACCTAACTCTTTTTGAATGATATGGATCGCATTATATACATCTGCAAGATTGTTGATATCATACTTAACACCTGATATCTTGGATGCATCCGCAAGCAATCTCTCCATTTCTGTCTTGGTTCCGCCATATCCAAGTTTTAAGTTATCCAACATTGTATAGTTCTGCTTCGCAAATCCCTGATAAGCATTTTGGATATCCACCATATTGGTTCCCATCTTATTCGCATTATCAGACATATCAATCATAGCCATATCAGCTACTTTTGCCGCTTTATCAGTATTCTTTGCACAGCTCTGTAATAACGATGCAGAGAAACTTGTTACATTCTGCATATACTCATTTGCGGACATTCCAGCAGTCTTATAAGCTTTGTTTGCATTAGCTATGACTGTTTTAGAACTTTTCTTAAATAAAGTCTCAACACCACCAACATTCTGTTCTAGTTTTGATACAGAATCTAATGATTGTTTTGTCATAGCACCCAAGGCAGCACCCACACCAGCAACTGCTCCTGCTGTTATAGCAAGACCTTTCTTTGCAGCACTGCTTATCTTTGACACTCCGGCATTAAATCCGGATTCGTCAATTTTTGTATCAAATTTTAAAGAGCCATCGTAACCCATGTATATTCTCCTTTCGAATATGCACGGCTCAATGGCTCACTTATGCACTAATTTTTAATTTTTATTTCTACCTCGTTCCCACATTTTTTACATTTTAAGAACACATTATTGCTTTGAGCTGTGTTGTCATAGATCAGCAGATGTGCACCGCAATGTGGGCATGAATACCATTTTCTTTCAAATGGGATCTCTTTTATCTTCATAATCATTAAAACATCATATTTCCAAAAGCATCTCCGATCTCCTCACTTGTGACCTCATAGTCAATGATCGCTATCTGCTTTTGAATCTTCCTGATCCTTTCTCTTTCTTCTTTATCCTTGATCTGGTTAAGATCAATACTTCTATAACCCATTCTTTTCTTTAGCTCACATTCCTCATTCATGCCATCGATCAGCATCTGGAACTTCCACCAGTGCATATATGGTATTTCTGTCAGATCTATACCATAACACTCCAAAAATCCGGATATGATATATTGTGCATCCTGATTGTATGAGATCACTTGGTTGTGTTTCGTATCATCTTCTTCGTTATTATCTTCTTCCTCTGATGCTTTCGTTTCCTTGTAATTTATTACAAAATCCGTCAGTGCTTGTAAACATTCCTCAAAGTCAGGACCTGGATCATCAAGAAACCAACATGCAAGCAATCGCTTCTTCTCTGCTTCCTCAACCTCTTCATCCTTCAGCAGATCCATGAGTTTTATATACTCACGAAAATCTGTTACAATTCTGACCTTCTTTTCATTTACAATCACATAATCAGGAAACGGCTCGTATAATGGATTCATCGGTTTTTACCACCGTTATATGTGTTAAAATTCTTTTTCCTTTTCTTCCTTCTCTGTTCCCTGTTCTGATCTCTGTTTGGCATATATTTACCGCTTAACTGTAATCTTCTTGCATTTGCTTTTTTAACTGCTACCTGCATAAATCCAAGGAACGAATCCCAAACTTCATCACAGTTTCTCATATTTTTCTTTCCACTAAAGATTTTTTCTCCTGTACCTTCTCCGAAAATACGATCAAATGCATTGTAATAGATCTCGCAGTATCTCTTGATAAATTCTGGCATTTTTCCTGTCTTATCAATGTTTTTTCCATCTTCATCCATCTGTTCAAATGCTTTCATTGTTTTTTCAAATACGTCTGCATCTTCAAGATCTAACTCTAATTCAAGACCATTGATCTTCCAAATTCTTTCGTTCTTATTCTGGCTCATGGCTCAATCTCCTTTTTGTTTTCAATATCTTCTTCTGCTGCCTGTTCAATGTCGACAGCTACATTAGGGTGTAGCTGTCTCACTGAATGTACAAGTCTTTCCGTCTGCGGATACTTTCGCATATCCCTTTACAATATCGTCCTTCACAGAAAAACTTCCTGAATACTGTAATGCATCTGTTCCATCTCCAGAACTGTCTGGAAGAATGGAATATGTTCTCTTTCGTGCTACAAACTCATCATCTTTCGTTGTTTCTCCCTTATCGAACAAATCAACCACAACGATATCTCTCATTTCTCCGGTCAGTTCATCATCCTGAACTTTTGCAAGATCCGCAAGAACTGGATCATTTTTATGATGATCGAATCCATATTCTAAAGTTGTTCCGTATCCTGTTACGTCAGAATCCTGACTGTCTTTGTCCACGTACTGTCTTTCGTATGTGATCGGGTTCTTTCCATCTGTTAACGTTGTAAAGTGTTCCATTCTGTTGTACGTTGTAACTTCACCATCACTAACTGGAACACCATAGAACGCAACCCTCTGGCTACGTCTTACTAATTTAGCCTTTTCCATTTGTCTTATACCTCCTGTATATAAAGAAGGCGGCATTCTATACGATACTGGGCATGTTCACCCTCTGCATCATACAGATAGCCGCTGTTTAGTGTTTGTAATTCATATGGATGCTGTTTCTCATTTTTGAGTTCCGGCATCTCTCCTTTATCCGTCTGCTGCTCCATCCATTCCTCAAACGCCTGATAGAATCCACTGTTTTCAATATTGATCCTTGCATCTTCGTCATACTGCTCCTTGCTGGTAAAAGCAAATTGAAACTGTTTCTTTTTGCCACCATCAACGTATTTTTGCAACACAGGATCGCACGGAAGCGGATCAACAGAATAGCTCATATCTTCCGACAAGTGATCCACGTTTACCCTGTAGTCATCCAGGAACGGACAGGTTAATATGAACGATCGGATGGAATCTATGATATTAGCCTCCTGCATATTTCTGTGCCCCTTTCAAGATGCTGTCTCTATGTCGGTTCTTCATGCGTTCAAACCAACGTGACTTTTCTTTATGCTCATAATACTGTCTGCGTGCATATGGCGTGATCTGGTTGATCTCTCCTGATCCGATCACTGTTCCCAGTGTCGCAGACTTGATCAAAGCTCCTGACAGTCTCGGTGTCTCTGGATTCATCCTTCTGATACATTCTGAATCGACAAACTCCTGAGCTTCTCCAAAGCTTGCACTCTTTTGTCCAGAAAATCCATGATTCCATTCCATCTTAGCTGTCACGGATCCATTTGCTGTTTTTACTGTGTAAATACTGCCTCTTGGTGTTTTGATCACAATATTTCTTTTTTGTGCCATTTACACACCACCTACCTTTATGTGTTGATTAGCTCCATATGTGTTGTAATTTGCAGATGTGACTTTACAGCATTCTGTTCCTTTTAGGTCCTTAGCTGTTGTTATATCAATATCACAGATTCCTTTTACAAGATAATCATCTTTTTTTATATTTATCGTAGTATCAGGTATTCTGATCACAAACGTGTCAGCTCTTTTCAATCCTTCGGATGTAATTGCAGAAGATTCTGCTTCATGCCACCATGCATCCTTGACATATGTTCTTTCCCATATGTCTAATCGTTTTTCGCTATCATATTGACGGCTATAAACTGTTACAGCACTGTTTGTTATCATCACAACACCTCACTTTTCTTGACAGCCATCCTGTTGGCAATAAATACATTTTTACTGCTTCATATGCTTTTTTCTGCATCAACTCTTCCAATGTCTGACCATCTGTCTGTTCGTTCACATAAGTAACGCTATAACCATCGGTTGATTCAGATTTAATTTGCATACCATTATTAGATTCCTGTTTCCTTCTGTAAGATGCATATACCTCTGCACCTGCACATACAGCATCTCTTATCATATCAAGATCTGATGCAAAGATATCTCCACGGATGTAGGTCAGATTGCGAATATACGCTTCTGACCATCGTTCCGCTTTGATAAATTCTTCTTCCGGAAGTGATCCAGCATACTGTTCTTTGTAATATGAATACGTTACGTACATAGATCACACCTTCTTTCTTTTATTCTCCTACTTTCAGGATTGAGAATGGACATCTCTTTGTTTTATCAGTTTTCAGAGCATTGATCGGATTTGGAATTTCCCATCCTAATCTCATCACTGCACGAAGTGCCACCATGTCATTCTGCATTAAGTTATATGCAATCGTTCCATCTGTATTCTGCACAACACCTTCTGTGAACAGTTTAAACGTGATATCCTGGCGAATTGAATAAACCAGCTGACTAAAATCTCCAGAAATCATTAATGCCTTCGATTTATCAAAAGCTCCATTGTTTGGGAAATTCATTGGAGATCCATCTAAGCTGTAAGATGTTGCGCCCTGCATATCAGATTTAAAAATTGGATTTCCATCTGCATCTTTTAATCCTCTTAATTTTGCCCGCATAGAGATATCAGCCATATGACCGTTTACAAAATATCCACTGTCTTCAACTTTGGCGATCACACCTTCTTCTGCCATGATCTTATCATACAAATTATCACTTGCTCCAAGTGTTACAACAGATTGCGCTTTTGTTGCTGTTGTAACTACTCCATCTCTCCATGTCGATGGCTTGTCCACATCGAATAAGATTGCACCATCAATCACTTTACCGAAAGCTTCTGTAACTCTTGGTTTAACTTCTGCCCAGATATCATATTCCGCATCATCTAACACAGCTTCTGGAATCGGTACGATCACTGCAATCTCTTCTGCTGTGATAAATTTCTTATCCCATGCCTGTTTGGTAGTTTTCTTCTGCCCAGTATCACCATTTACAAAATAAGCGATTGGCAGCATATCCAGTACTGGCATTTTGTACTGTCTACTTGTCATATTAGCTAATTTGCGCCCTCTTGAAAGCACTGCTGACTGCGTAATTGTTCCCTGAATAATCTCATTCGCTTCCTGTGTAGGAATTAACGACTCTGCTCCACTACGATCGATCACATTTGCATCTGTATCGAATAATCTTAAGTTCATTCGTCTCTTAAACATTTCATACCTCCATTATCTTCTGGCTGCAGATCGAATTGCATCATTGATCGTAGCATTTACATTTTCCACGGATCCGTTTGATGTATTCCCTGTTGATGTTGAAACTCGATACCCTGATCCTGATGTGAATCTTGGATTCTCTTTCAAATATTTATCTGCTGCCTTTTCAAAACTTGTTTTTTCATCTGTCATTTTGGAAACTTTGTATAACACATAGTCAAGATCATCCGCTTTTACTCCCTTTGCAGTTAAAAGCTTCTCATTTTTCATCTGCTGTACTTCATTTCTTGCATCTGCAAGATCCTGCTGCATCTGAGTTACATTTGGCTGATTCTTTTTCTGCTGTGCTTTATAATCAGCAATTGCCTGTGTAACCTGGTCCTCTGACATGCCCTGTTGCTGAAAATATGATTTTAAAGCTGATCTTTCTGCACGTTCTGCTCTCGCTTGTGCAATCTCTTCTGCCTGTGCATAACTAAATGTTGCCTGATTTCCTGTTTCTCCGGCATTTCCCTGGTTGCCGTTACCATTCCCGGCATTATTTCCGCCCTGTCCATTAGAGCCAGCTCCTGTGCCGTCCTCAAAAAGCTGTAAATACATTCTTTTTCTCATGTTTTCCCTCCATATATGAGTGTTATTACCAATGCTTTTTATGTCTTCATGTTTTGGACATAATAAAAACACCCTTTCGGATGCTTAAATAAATTGTATGCAGTTATATTCCTGATTGATATCAGCAATTCCCAAAAACCATGAATCTACTAATAATTTCCCTTTATCGGATAATTCTCGCCATTTGATCATAGTAAGACCACTATGTGCTTCTGATTCAATCTTATCATCTGTTAGATCGTTCATTGAATTAATCAAATTACATGTCAATGCTGATACAGCTGTACATGCTCTATCAATTCCATCATTCTCTTTTCTACAAGCATGACCTTTCATTTCTATCCCATCTTGTCTTATGCTTATAGTTATCACAACATCACTTCCTTTTCTGTCCGGTCGTTCCCTGCCGGTGGGAGATTTATTGGATCACCTCCTACTGTTTGTGCGTAACCTTAACTCCCCATTCGGGTAGGAAGTTGATTTCATAATGATATTTGTCTACATCTGCTCCAGATACATCTTCTACAACATACATTGTATAATCGTTTAGATATACCAGATCTTTACGATATTTCCCCTTTGCTGTTTCAATAATAACTTCCAATTCGTTATCATCATTATTCTGTAACGCAAAGGTTCCTGTAAGTTCTAATAAGACTGTATCTGTTCTTGCATTGATCACTGTCAATTTTCTTGTAACATTGAAATTATTTGCTTCCTGCGATACATTTCTTGATACCTTTGATGATTCAGAGCAACCAGTAAAAACAAACATACATGCAACTGCTGCCAATAGCACTAATAACATTTTCTTCTTCATCCTGTATTCCCTCCTTTCTTAAAAATCTGTATAAAAATACCACCAACGATTTCATTGGTGGTTAATTGGTTTGAATATAAATATCATCCCTGATCTTTTCAATCATAATTGATTTTGGTGTTGCATTATAATCTTTGTCCATCCAAGCTACAGATTCATCATCAAGATAATCCATAAAATCAATATATGGCTCCTCATCAACTTCAAATCTCCCTTCTGTTTCTGTTGATAAAATCTTTTGAATTAAATCATTTTTGGGATAGTGCTTTTTTAAAAACTGAATCTGCTCATTGCTTAACTCAAATTTTACCTTTTCCATTTAATGCTCCTTCCTAAATCTTGCTTCTGTTGGATTACATTGAATTAACTCTCCGGTATCTGGATTAAGTGTAACTGTACCCAGTCTTCCTATGTACTTCTTACTCTTTCTTCCTTCTTGATCGACTTTTTCTATCATTTTAATTGGATGTTCAAGTGCATCTGTGATCGCATCAATAGAAACTCCTGATCGTATCTTCTTCGTCTTTGGATCCGACATTGTTCCAACCACACGTTCTATAAGATGCTTTCTCTGTCCAGTAATCTTAATTCCATCGAATGACCTTCTACCTACAATTTCTCTATTGACCTTATTATAAAGAGCAACATAATTTTTAAAATCGGATAGCGGTGAGATCATACCACTTTTGATAGAATTCGTATAATCTTGAAACAATTCAAATCTCTTACTGTCATTATATTTCATTTGTCCAAACTTAACAAGTGATGGTGCATTATCTCCTAAGATATCTTTATAATGCTTATACTGTCTCACATCCATTGATGCATTTTTTATCATCTCCGGAGGAAATAATGCATTTTGTTTTTTGCTGTTTGTTGCAACCTTTCCCTGCATATCTAAATAAATACGTTCTCTTTCCTTCCTAAGTTTCATTCTCTTGGAAAATCTCGTGTATTCATTTAGCTGTGCCTGGTACTTTGCTTTGTGCAGCATGATTTCTTGTCTGTCAGCTTTTCCTTTTTCAAGCGCTCTTACCTTTTCTCTTTGAGCTCTCATTGCTGTTTCCATATGCCGCTGCCGTTGTTTTGCTTCATAGACAGTATATTGTTTACCATCAAATTCTTTCGGCTCATTCTCTTCTTGATTCTTTTCTTCCAGCCATTGATCTGTCCAATTGCGTTCCGATATTCCTGGGAAGAACGGATAATACTCATGATAACAATTCGCACCTAGCAATCCTGTTACTGTTCCAAGTCCACAAACTGATACAAGTTGTTCTTTTGTCCAAACTTTTCCCTGCCACACCGCATGCGTAGGACGTGCTCCTGCATGCCATGCTACTTCAAAAAAGTCTGTTCCTAACTTCTTTGCATTGTAGTCTGTAATCTTCCCTGTAATCTGTGACAGCCCTGTCATAACTGCACGTCTTGCTGCAACGTCTACCCTGTTATGCCGTCCAGATGCATAATCTATCGTTCTTAATCCGCTGTTGGTCAGCTGTGTGATTGTTCGCCTCAATACGCTACCATAATCAAATGCTCCTGATACGATATCATAACACGCATTATCCAGGTACTTTGTATAGACCTGTGATAGTGGAGTTAAGATCTTTTGTCCTCTTTGATCTATGTAAAATCCCAATGACCTTGTTACATTTTCCAAGTCTTCCACGCCTTGCTGTGTAATTGCTTCAATCATTTGCAATAGGTGATTGTTCTCCTTAAATGGAATGTACTCTGCATTGATCTGCTCATAGATGTCTTTGTTTCTGACATACTCCCAATTGATCACGTTATCATACAGCTCAAACATTTCTGGATACGATTTATTCAGCGTTTCTTTTAGCATTTTCTCAATATCTTCCGTTGAATATCCTATGATCCTTAATCTGTTAATCTGCCAATCTGCTGTACTTGTTATCTCTCCAGTTTTTTTGATCCTTCGTACAATGTCCTGAATGATCCGTTCTTCCAAACTTATATAATTTGCCGCTATCTCGTTGGCCATCTGATTTTTATATTCATTTCTCATTTACTCCATCACCATTACTTGATTTTGTTCTGGAAGATTTTCTCTTGCCTGCTCAATTGTTTCCCCATACCATTTTGCTCTATATTCCTCTGGCCGCATGATTCCAGCACTTACGTCCTGCATATCTTGTTTACGTTCAGTTTCCTTATCTTCAATAATCGAATCATCAAAATCAATCGTAATATCAGAATCCGGATTCAACTGTTCTCCAATTACAATGCCCAATCTAATAATGATCCTGATTAATTCTTTCAATGCATCTTCTAAGATAATCTCATGCTTTTTAATCATTCGATACATATCAGAGTTTTCAGATATAATCTCCGTTGCTGTTTTTACTCCGGATGAATCAAACTTATATCTTTTAGGTCCAAACCCACATTTTAATGACAAATAATTTAAATCATCATTAATAGCTTTGCTGTGTTCCTCTGTCCTAAGATTCATATCAACATCTTTGATCAGTCCTTCTTGACTCTTATCATAATCTTCCGGCAAACTATAAAATATTCCATCATCCGGATCAAAAGCTGGTGTCCCATCAATGTTATATAGCAATTCTGGAGCAACAAAGATTCTTTTTCTACCAAGTAGGAACTCATTGTAATAAGAATCATATTCTGTATCTAGTTTTTTCAATACGTCAATTGCATTTGCAAATATAGCAATTCCCATCGGATTGTTCGCATCTGCATTATTTGTTATGTTTAGGCGATCAATTACAAATTGCGGTTCCAAACTTCCTGTATTTGTCTTCTTTACCATATTCATAAATGGTTTTAATTGTCTCCATTCTTCTTCTTTCAGTTCTGTACCTTCCTGACTTCCACTCATACTTCTTAAAACAGTATTTTCTATGACGTATTCATCACCCTCTATCAAATGAGATTGTATCTGTATGTATTTTTTACGATTAACTGTATGTGGAAAAGTAAAAATACACTCCTGAACTTTTCCGTTATTCCAACTTACTGGAAATATATTTGGACCATCAACATAATTAATTTTTATAACTCCTGATTGAATAACTCCATCTTCTGTCACATCTGCTGAATCAAGAAAAGGAATATACGCAACTGTTCCTGTGTAAGCTTTCCGTTCCTGATAATCATTCCCTTGAACCATGAACTGGTTACTTTTTAAAATTTTGTGTACATAATCGTTCGTATGTTCATCATCTAGTGTGATTGTTACTCTTTCATTTAGTAATAGATCTGCAATATCTTCTGAAAGCTTTTTTGCCATTCCCATACTTTTACGTTCACATCTTTTGTATGTTCCACGTCCTGTATAAATCTTATAAAAAGAAAAGTTACGGACATTGCCTTTATACCAGCTAATCCATTCTTGAATCTTCCGATAAAACGATGCATCAATCGTATCTATTCCTTTTCTTTTGAAATAATTAAATATATTCAATGTTCTGTTTCTCCTCTCCTGGATCTCTTGGAAGCCAATGTTTTATTTTATCCCATGCTCCCATAACAACATAGCGGATTGCATCCATGCAGTGATCTGAAAGTTTTACTGGAACTTCTTTTCCTTTCTCAATTGATTTTTTATCATATTCATAAGTACCAAATTCTTCATCTGCATATTTCTGATCGGGTGAAATACTTAACACATCAAAGATCAATGATTTCTGCACCCTGCTTATTCCAAGTGCAACATCATTTTCCGCATCTCTCATCAACACCGAATATTGCAAATTCCTAGTTGCTCTTCTGATTTCTTCTGCTAAGCCTTTTGCAGATGGGTCCAAAAAAATATAGAATACTCTGTTTTCGTATTCTTCATGTAGTTCATCCAGAAACTCAACAAGATCTCTTGCATATTCAGATGGACTCTTTTGATAACCGCTATCTCTACCACTGTGATAGTATTCTGCAAGACCAGGAAACTTCCTGCGGTATGTATCTAATCCAAACGCCTGAAATGTCGTTGCATTCTGCTGCCCATAGTCTCCACCGATATAAATACGATCGTATTTCCTATCCTTATCCGGTCGCGATTGATGTCGATTACCATACATGTAATAAATAAGCTCATCTACACCAACAGATTCTCCTAACCATACCCATCGGTACATTTTAGGATCAGACTCTTCCATTTCTTTTGCACTGTCTATCAGATCTTGTCCTAGCCATTCTACTGGAACATCTCTGTAATCTGTGTGGATATGAATACAATCTTTTCTCTTCTCCATCTTTTTACACCATTTATTTATTGCTGCATTTGGATTTTTAGGAGGATTATAAAGATAGATCATTTGAAATCCACCAGTGTTTCCACGAACGAAAGTAGCTTCGATATTACTAAGTTCATCTTCTCCTTCTCCATCGTCAAAGAACTCTGTTAACTCATCAAGAATAACTAACTTAATCGGCTGATCTTCGTCAATAATACCTTTTGTATCATCAATTCCGTCAGAACCAGCGAAGTAAATTGTTGTTCCATGCTTTTTGTATGTTATTTCCATTGGAGATTTCGTGATCGCAAACTTCTTTTTTGAAATCTGTAATCGATTAATGCCTCGAAGCATTTCCTTGTATACTGTCTTACGTAATTTGTTATGATGCTTTCGAAGCACTACGACTGATCCATGTCTATCTGATACAATCTGATAATCTGCTTTAATTGCTGCATAACTTGATTTTGTACCAGCGCGACCAGATGTAAGAATGATATGTTTAATTGTCTTGTTGTTGAATATCGGAAGGTATTTCGGTATCACTATATCCGATATCTTTAGGTGCATCGTTGACAATTACAACACCATCCTCTCCATCATCATTATCATTATTTTTGATTTGTTCCGTTTTTGCCTTTATCTGTTCAATTCTGGCTTTCTGCTCTTCTTCATCCAATACAGTTATCTGCTTATCATTCCATCCTTTGAAATTATTACGTAAACTGAACTGTGCCCCATTAGATCCATCCCGATCAAATAGTCTTTGTTCTGTATACGCTTCAACCCTTGTTTTTGCGCGCGTTATCGTGTTCATAAATTCAACTTTTCCTTGATAATTAAGCAATGATAACCTGGTTGAAAATCCAAGTGCCAACGCAAGTCCTGTAATTGTTGGCACTTCTCGATCTACTATGATTGGTTTTCCCCATTTATCTAATATTGGATCACCATTTTTATCTTCTAATACTCGCCCTTCACATTTTTTGAAATAAGCCTCAATTTTTTCTTCGATTTCTTCTTTACATTTATATTTCGGCGGTCTTCCGACTGCCTTTTTCGTAGCCATTTGACCACCTCCCGATTATAAGCTTAAATATTTATATTTCTCACTTTTAGCATATTTAACAGCTTCCTCTAATGTATTAAAACGCAATCTGACATTTTCTTTCATTTTTCTCGGTTTTTCATGATAATTCCCATCATCATCCCAATTGCTTAATACATTTCTTGTACCTGTCATGTAATACGAATGTCCTTGTTTATTTGGTTCTGGTTGCTTATGTATTACAACTTCTCCTGCCGAAGAACCTCCGCCACTTCTAGCTCCACGTCCACCCATTATTTACTACCTCCATAAAACCAATTTTCAAAGTTTTTCATTCTTCGAGTTCTTGCTCTATCATAAGTTGTTGTTGTCCGTTTATGCTGCAATGTTGGATCTAAAGGCTCTTGCTTTTTAGAGAATTGTTTCATTTTATTTCTCATGGCCTGCTCCGCCTTATTTATCTTCTTACGTTCTTGTGCAGTTTTTTGTTCCTTGTGTACAGCGTCTTTACTTCCAAGCTTTACTATCTTTCGACTGTTTTGTGCTCTGCGTGCGATGAGGTATTCCGACACTCTGCGTGCTTCTTTCTCGGATGTTATCGAATTGATATATTCTGCGTTTCCAGTTCTGATATCTCTTTCAATTTTAGAGTCTCTTTTTGGCATATAAGTTGAATTTAACATGCTGTCTTTTTTTGCACCATTAAAATAAATTCTGGCAGTCATTGGTGATATCTTTCCTTCGCTTCCACCACTGCTGCCTCCGGATTTGCTTCCTCTACCACCCATTGCATCTAGCCTCCTTAAATTTTTCGTGAAATTCCTTGATGTGCACAATGTTTTCTTTGCATTCTTCTGGAATACTTCCGTAAAAAATAATCGTTTCTGGTTCCAGTCTTTTCACCATTTCTTTATATCCCAATACAAATAATTCTTTTGCTTCTTCATTGTTTTGCGTTCCAACACTTGATACTGCCACAACACTGTTTGTAGGTTCTCCATCAAAACACCATTCATAAGAATCTGGTGTACTCCATCCAATTGTTGGGATCACATCCACACAATTTTCTTGTAAATATGCTCCGATCCAATGTTTGCGATAATGATTATAGATCTGCATTGCTTTCGGAAAATCTGTATACATCGAAAAATCTGGCGTCATAACATATCGAAATTCTTGTAACATCGGCAGATAAAAGTCTGGCCTTCGCCAAAGGCGATCAAATTGATAATCGTCAATAAAAAAATGGATGCCTTTATTTCCTCTATCCTTACAGCTCTTAGCATAATTGAAAGAAATAAATTCACATCCAGATTCAAACTGTGTAGGTGCTAATTCTGGTATTCCATACTCTCCAACACCTTCAAATATTCGCTTTTCAAGATTGTCATAACGTTTCACACATTACCACCTTCTTTCTGAAATGAATTAAATGGACCACCAGGGGCTCGAACCCTGGACCGATCGGTTATGAGCCGACTGCTCTGACCTACTGAACTAGAGGTCCTTAAATTTATGCACGAAAAAAGCACCCGAAGGTGCCTATTTTTTCTCCTATTTTTTAAATTTCTATGCTACATAATATCAAAAAAAAGTGTGCCATACTATGCCAAAGTGTGCCATCTTTAATCAATATTCAATTTCTTCAGCGCCTGGGAGTGTGCTCTGTGTACTTGTCTCCAGCTATATCCGATTTCTACACAAATATCTTCCCACTTCATGAATCTTATGTATCTGAGATATAACACTCTACTTTGCATACCATCTTTAATATCTACAATCTTTTCTTCAATTTCTAATCGAATCTCCTGCATTTCTCTCTTTTGATCTATAATTTTGTTTAATATTCTCTCTATTCGCACCATTTCATCCGACAGATCTGTTTTCTTATGTGCTTTTGGCATACCAGAATATTCTATCGCTCCCGGTCCCATCTCTGCTCTAATCCGTTCTTCTTGTTCCTGAAGTGAATTATATTTTTTAACTGCATTCTTGTATCGATTAAGATATTCTTTCTTTTTCTCGTTCTTTTCTTTCTCTGTCATTTCTTACCCTCTCACATAGTTCAATCAACTGCTGCCTGATTCCATCCAAATAATCATTATATTTCACCCGATCGGCACAAATGCCCATGCAGATTATCTCTGCACAGGCTTCACATGGATTCATCATATTTTTCTCCCCGACTTTTGTTTCATTAGTTTTCTCTCATAAAACTTCTTTTTAGTCGTTGAGTAATATTTGTCTTTATCTTCTTTCTTTTTCTGTCTGATCGCCTGCATGCTTAACTTCCATGCGACAAATTGTGTACATTTTCTTCTACACTCAATCCTCTTTTCTCTTTCTTTCCCAGAATTGCACTTAAGGCATGGACAATCTCTATATGCCATTACGTATCACTCCTTTTATTCAATAATAATAGGCTTTATATCTACAACATCGTAAAAATTAGGTTTTTCTCCAATCTCTTTAATATAGTCTTCTACTAGATTTGTTAATTTTTCCTCATATTTATCATATATTTCTTGTCTTTCTTCTATATCTCCTACGGACAAATCCCAATCTTCTGCATTATCTCCGTAATCAGAATACATTGCATCTTGTACATCTTCTAACACTCTGTCAAACCACACTCCGCAACTAATATCTGGTTCTATACATTTCCCGATGTAAATCATTTGTCCAGGCTTAAATCCTTCTGATTTAGCATCTTCAATGCATTCTTTAACTGAATCAAACGTCCCTTTATAATCTTCTGAGAAAATTCTATCTCTTTCCCATGCATATAATACTTCTTTATCTAAATCTGTCATGTTCTTCTTCCTTTTCTAATTTTTTAGTTTTAAATATTTCGATTGCCAGTACACTATTTTCTATTCCATCTCCAACATATTCTATATTTACATCTAGTCCTTTTTCTGCGAGATACTCTGGAATTCCGAAGTTTACTCCGTGAGTGTACATGTGAATCTTTCCTACTCTGTCTCTAATCGTTTCCATTATTTTCTTTCTCCTATTCGTATCTTCCAGCACTTGATCCGTACCGATGCCATGATGTTGCTTTCTTAACTTTTTTCTTTTTCCTCTGCAAAGTTTCTCTTTCAACTTCATCGATCACATCATATCGATATTTACTATCCCAGTATTCTATCAACTGTCGGCTGATTCCTGTTTCTCTTGCCATCGACTCACAGGTAATTCCGTCATAGATCATATTTTTTACGATACTTTTTTTGTATTCCTCACTGTATTTTTTACGGTCTACTTTAGGTACTTCTTCATCTTTGTACTGTGCTACCCATCTTTTTAATGTTCCAACACCAATTTCTGCTTTATCTGCAAACTCTTTTCGTGACATTCCTGATGCTATAAGAGCTCTTACAATTCCTCTTTTAAAATCTTCTGTATACTGCATATTTTTGTTTCAGACAGCTTAGTTCTCTACCTGAACCAATGCATTATCCGTGATCATTGTTCTGTTTCTTTTTGCCTGATCGTATAATTCATTGTGATTCTTTTTTGGGTTTTGTGATTTGAAAAATAATTGTAAAAACTAAATCTAGTATCGTTAAAAAATTTACATTTAAAAGAATCTGAAAAAATATGTTTGTGATCGTTTTACTTGTTAATAGTTACTAAAGAATCTTAATCAGGCAGAGAACTAAGCTGTCTGTTCTCCTTTCCGCCTGCTGCCTTTTCGGCAGTAGGCTAATAGATCTTTGTTTCTTATGCGTATTAATAGTTACTTGTGGTATATAAAATCAGCATTGCTGATTGTGCACGTTATTTGGTAACATTTCTTATAGTTTTACTATTCAACGGTTTTTTTAATTCCTCTGCTGATTTATAAATATCTCTTACCATCTTTTCGATCGTATACAATTTCAGTCCATAAGCTTGTAAGTCAATGACTGCCTTTGTTAATTCTTCCATGTCTTTCTCTCCTTTCACGCTTATATATCAGCTAATGCTAATATACAATAATCTTCTTTTAATCCTGCGAATCCTTCCAGAATATAAGTGATCTCCTTTTCAATCACTCTTCCTGTCGGTTCTCCATTGTCCATTTCTCTAAGTTCTAAGATATCTCCAATTTGATAATCTCTATCATTTTTCCTTAATTCGAACGATTTTCTTCCCAATCTTACATCTTCAAAGAACATTTTTGCTAATTTCAATTTATGTCTGCGATCATCCATAACTGTTTCCGGTACTTCTACCTTATTTGTCTGCTCAATTTCAACTTTCAAATCTTCTGGAAGATATTCTGGAAAATCTTTTTCAATGCTTGTTCGGCCAACAACTTGTTCTTCTTGTTGCGATGTCGCAACTGGCTTAGATTCTGCTTTCGTCGGCTTTTTCGACTCTGGCTTTTTCTCTACTTTTTTTGGTTCTGGTTTAACTTCTTCCTCTATCTCTCCGTATGTAGCTTTCCATGGATCAGCAGCCCCTAAATCAAATGCCTGATCATATTCATTTAAGATTTCGCTCCAAGTTAGCTCCTGCACTCCGGATACTCCCATCGTTCGAACTGTAATCTTTTCATCTTCGAACTTGATCACCAAGACTCCTTTTTTCATTAACCGATATCCTTCAGGAATGACTGCTGCCTTGATATCGTCAATGCACTTTGCGTTAGCAATCTCAATCAGCTCTTTTCTTCTGTCTGGCGATGCATACTCTTTTCTTAGGACCTCTTGAAACTTTGTTAGAACTTCATTGTCTTCTGCTGCCTTTTCCATTCGCTTAATCTCTCGAATGTCTTTTATACTTGTCTGATTTGTGATCAATACATAATCTTCTGGATCCATCGTTAGCATTTCAGATAGTCGGCTTTTCCCTAAACCAATGAACTCTTCTCTTAATTCCAGACTATTCCCACCAATGCTGTATTTATCGTTGATCGCCATGAATCGGCTTGTTGGAGATTTTGTTAATCCAAGTTCTTTTTCTGCAAATTCATAGATTGTATTGTATCCATCCTGTCTGTATGCTTCTGTGTCTCTGATCTGCTTTAATCTATAGCCGATCGCTACAAAGCTCTCTGCCAGGTGGTTAAGTCTTCTTTTGATGTCCTCTTTGATACTGATATATTCGTTTAGTGTGATCTGATGATATTCTTCCATTACGCTGCCTTTCTTACTCTCTTAATCAATGCGTTGTGAAATTGTCTCACAAACTGATCTATTTCTTTCGGTACTGGATTATTGTGTAGATTATTGTATGCTCCACGATACTGTATAATTTCTAAGTTTCTAACTTCCATTGTGTAGTAACTAGTATCTTCTTCTCCCTGTTTCCTGATAAACAGAATGTCTGTTTCTCCTTCAGCTACTTTTTCTGTGTAAGTTCCTACGCAATGGTGTAAGTTTCGTCCTTCTTCCGCGATCTCTTTTAGAGACATCGGAACTATGATTTTATATTTGCTCGTCTCATAGCTGTACAATGCTTTCAGTTCTTGGATTCTTTGCTGATATTTCTTTTCTCTTATATTGTCTCCTTGAATCTTCATGATCTTTGTCAGATCATCATGCCTGTCTTTTAATTTTCTCGGAAACAGTACAGCTTTATCCTTCATGTTATAGCCTAAGTCTTGTGCCATTTTCAAATAATCCAGCCATATCCCTGCATCGTGTCCCTTGCGTGTGTAGGTTGCTATTTTCTTAATCGTTGTGAACGTTCTCAATGCTATTAGATGATGCCCTGCATTGGATAATGCGATAATTTCATCGTCTGTCAGTTTTCCATCTGGATCATTTCGTAACACTCTAATCTCGTCTCTTCCAAGATCATAATCTCTTGCTTTTCTCATATTTGCTTTCGTAAGTCCTAAAACTTCGTTAAGCTTTGTGCCCACATTTAAAAATCTGTCATAGCTCCATAATTGTCTTGTCAGTTTCCGCATGTTTGCTTTAATTACAAGTTCTAACTGTGGGTGCTGCATATAATTTTCAATGATCATTTCATACTGTTCCTGTTTGCCCTTCCAGGATGCAACGACATCGATGCCGCTATGTTCTAGGTATGTATCCTTGATTGTTTGTTTCAAATTCTTTGGATAGATCCTTGCCTTTCCTACATTCATTGCTCCTGTATCATACCAGTAGGCTTCTTCTCTTGGGTCTTCTGCAAGTCCATTAAATAACTTGTAATTTTCTTCTATGAACCAAATAAAACGATCTGCTATTCTTACACTTTCTTTATTTTCTGCAAACGACTTTTTCTCTACCAAGCTTTCTATTGCGGCGATTCCGATGTTTGTTTTTTGGAATCTTACCACTTTGATAGAATCTTCAATATACGATTGTAGTCCTGCTGCCTTATATATGATCCTCTTTCTGCAGCTTGGGCAAATTCCTCTTTTGTTGTGTGCTATCTTTTGTTTCCTGCGGTCTAGTTTTACCTTTTCTCCACACTTTCCACAGAATCCTGTTGATTCCTTGTAAAACAGATAAGATTCCATTTGCTTTTCTGCCCATTGCCTTAAGCCTTTTGTAAGCGGTTTGATTTCTTCCGATCTCTCTTTAATCTTCTGCATTCGTTTTTCATGACGTTTTTCCCTTTTTTCACTATTGATCCTTTCTTCAATTTCGCTGATCTGTCCATTTGGTTCTGGTTCTTTCCATCTCCAATCATTCTTTCTGTTTTGTTTATAAAAATCAGATAACTCCTTTTTCTCTTTCTTGCTCAATTCCAATTCTACTTTAAATTGATCATCGCTGTACTTCCACCAGCTTTCTAAACATTTTGTATTCCACCCAACACCTTCAATATAATTTGCGTATTCATGTTCCCTTAAGCAGATTCTTGCATTGATATTATTTGTCTTTCCGTCAATCCATTTCCCATCGATTATGAAGCAGTCGCCTAATTTATGAATCTTTTTCTTTTCGAAGAATGGTATCTTTTCTATTGTTTTCTTTTTCATGCTCTGGCACCTTCTTTGTAATATCTTCCCACAATCTCAAACACGTCTTTATCTCTCATAGCTACACAATTGCTTCCAGATTTTTTCATCTTTCTTGCTTCATTCTCTGCTGCCTTGTATGCATCTGTTAACTTCTTTCCTTTTTTTCGGATGGCGATCGCTAAATCTTGATCTTTCTCTACTTCAACTTTTAAGAAATTGGCAATGGATTCTAAATATCCATTCTGTCCCTTTTCCTTTTTTACTTCCATGTCCAGCTTTCCGACTGCTGCCATTAGCTGATCAGTGACAAAATCAATCTCTCCATCCCAAAACATCTGCGCCAATTCAGCATCTATGCCGTTTTCAGCACATAACTTGTCCAGATTTTCTTTCTCCCCTTCTTCTTTTAGACTTCTGGCCACATCGTTAATTTCTTCTGCTGTCTCCATCTCTCCATATATGTCAAACATGATCACACCTCCTAATACAATTTACCGCCCATGATCGCACGTACTGCATCCTCTGGCTCGTATTTGCCACCATAGTTTTTTGCACTTTCCAGACGTTTATATAATTTCTTCTCGCTTCTTCGATTCATCGGACAGCACAAGTGCACGATTTCTTCCGCAGTCTTTCTTTCTGTGCCTAATTCATCAAATAATGCTTTCTGGACACCTCTTTTCAGAAATACGTCGGTTTCTCTGCACATATGCGGACCTCTCCGCCCTTTATGTAGACCTGTTGGAAGTTCAATAATGTTATAATAAAAATCACATCCGCCCTGGCTTCTGAATACAATGTGATGCTTCTCCATAATCCCAACTTTTTCATCATCTTTGATTTCACCCAAAAACGCTTCTAACTCATATATTTCCATAGCTTTAATTTATCCTCCAGTTCATCTTTACATTCATAACGCTCTAACAGATCACTATCAGCTGTTACATGATTTGTCTTCTTAAATATATAAACTTCTTTCCACAGATCCGCGTTAGCGATCTCTTTCCCGGCTTTTGTTTTCCAGTCATGTTCGGCATATACTCTTGCTGCTTTTAACATACGCTCAAAGTAGTCGCAATCCGCATGAATTCTTATTTCATAGGGTTGATTGAGTTTTATTCTTCTTAGTGCTGTTACTGCTGCCTTAATCGTGATTCTGTTGATCGTAGTTTCCTTATCTCCACCAGTTACATTTAACGTATATGGTTTTCCATCTGCTTTTATAAACTCCAACACTGCTTTAAACACCGCTGGTCCTTTTCCTCTGCTGTGTGACAGAGCATATATGTAAATGTCTATTTGTTTCATTCTTTTTTCCACCCATTTCGTATCTTTACCTGTATATATCTCAAAAATTGATATCCATCTTCTGTGAATCCAGAATATATACTTTGCTGATCAATGTAATACCCTTTTTTTGCCTTTGGTTCTCTCTTGAAAAACTTTCTTTCCAGGATCACTCTTCTTTTCGGTATTGGGATTCGCAAATTCTTTGATATTGAGTATCTTCTTGGTAATTTTTGACCTTTTTCAGTTACTTCTTTGATCAGATAGGAGGCTAGTTTTCCATACTGACCCGTATTGTCCAATAAGCTCACATACACAGCTCCGTGTGGCCAACATTCTCTTAATGTGAGGCTATCTATTGAATTGATCACCAGATGATGATGCCTTGCTCCTCTTTTTCCAATTTCGAAAACATGAACAAACTTTAATTCTTTCCCCTGTTTCCTAAATTCTGTTCGAAGCTTTCTTAAGAACTTTTTCTTATCATCTTTCATCTGGTCATAATCTGGTTTTGTTCCTGCATACGATAAACAAATATGCATATCTCCACCTGTAAAATTCTCATTCAACAGCCATCTTAGTTTATCTGTTGCATTTCTTACATTAATCTTATGTTGAGACTCTTTTGTCTTTTTTTGCTTCTTCTGTCTTTTGCATCCTTTTGGATGTACTCTATGACAGTAATATCTTAGAGTCTCTATTGTTCTCCCTGCTCTTACTGTCTTTTCTACATAGCCCATTTCTATTCTCCTGTGTTCCAAACTTAATACCTTTAGCAAGTCTAAACAGCGGTATTTCAACCGCTATTCTTCTTGCTTTTATATGGAGAACTTGATATAATATAAATGTGCAATTTGTTGCATTTAGAATCTACTTTTGGTCGGGTGGGTTCTTTTTTTATGCTCATTTATCATTTTTTCAAGTTCTTCCGGATCTTCGCAGATATCTTCATATCTACCAAGTTTATTTACTACATCCCCAACTAAACAATTATTATCCTGCTTAATCATTGATGCTCTGTATGTACTACTTTTGTGATTCTTCATTGTTAATCTCATTTAAATCTTCCTCTTTCATGTCCATCTCAAACGAACTCATAACTTTAGATGCAAAACATAAAACTTTCTTACCTGTATCATCTAATTGATTTTCTAATTTATCTGCCAGAAAGTTTAATGCTGCTATCATGTAAGGTGCTGTACGATTTGTCATTGGTGTCACTCTATCTAACATATCATTTGCAATTTCATTACAAACTTCTACAATTCTCTGTTTTCCTTCTTTGTTCTGATTCCATAACATATAAAGGGTTGCTTCCATTACCTTCTTGTCCAAATTGAACATATGCTCTGCTTCATTTTCTCTTGTTTCTTTTATTAACTTCTTTACATACAGATATGTTGTAATTTCTCTTTCAAGTAACGCAAGTGCTGCCTGGTTGTTAGATTCCTGAATGATTCTTTCAATATGTCTATTTTGAATACCGATTCGTTCATCAATCTTTTTTAAAATTATCTTTTCATCAATCATCTTTAGCGATCTCCTTTATTTTGTCTGCCCATAACATTGCGGTTCTAAGACTTTGCAGTATGTTATATAAATTTTCTGCTTCTGATTCTGTGATTCCACAAAATTCTATGCCATCTTTTCCTTCTACTTCTCCTATGATCAGCGCATTTCCCTTGATCATGTGTCTATGTTTATCTGTTTCATACAGTAAACAAGCTAAAGAATTCACTTCTGCCGTTGGATGAAATAAATACTCTTCATCCACTAACATACTCGCTCTTCCATTCACTTCTCTTCCGTTACTTTTGCAACAATCTGTATATACTCCGATTAATTCATATAGTCTAACTGGCCAGACTCTTTCTACTAGATCGCATTCTTCTCCAATTACTTCTCGAAGCTTTTGCATCTGCTCACTCATCGTTCCTTCTGGATAGTCAAGTATCTGAACTTGATCCTCTGAATTGCAAATAAGTCCATCTTTAATCAGGATCATTTTTCCTGTTTCTTTTTTCTCGTCTTTGTGATATAATGTGTTTGAGTTATTTTTATATTGTGTCGTGGTATTTTCTGTTTCCATGGCACTTTTTTTATTTTCTTCTTTCATTTCTCTTCTCTCCTTTTATAAATATAATTTGTCCAGCATATAATTCATTAGATATTTCCCTATCTTGGTTTCCCCAAAAATTCCTATTATGATTGCACTGCATGTCATGTACATCATCAATACGATTCCTGTATACATACCGATACCACCTTTCTTTATATTGCTTGTCCTCCCTGCCCGGAATTCACCGGGCTGTTTTTTTCTCCTTGGCTCCGATGGCTCTGATCACCGTCACTGCCATAATTTTTTTTTGCTCTGGTGTCAGTTCTCTGACCTCTTTATCATTCACGAATCTTCTTACTTTGTATTCTTCCATGATCTCACCTCCCTTCTCTAATTTATTTCTGTCTGCTTGTCTGTTATGCTGCTGTTGTTGGTTTGTTTTCATCCATTTTCTGTCTGGCAATCAGAATATTAATACTTGCGTTTACAAGCATCAGGGATTCCTGATCCAGTTTCTTAATGTTATCAACTGCTTCTTTCATGAGTTCTTTGTCTTTCTCTTTCATGTTCTTCACCTTCTTTCTCTTAATTAAATTTACTTGTCTTTCTTCTATATCTCTCATATACTTAATTCACAGGACACTGCCATGTCCAAGTTTTAAGAAAGGAGATTAATTTATGAACTTGCCAAGTTTTAAAGAATTTAAAAAATCTTTAACTCAAAAAGATAAAGACTACATAATTGGTCTAACTGAAGATGATACTCCAACATTTTCTGGCAATCTTGCAAATCCAGAAGATGTTAAAAAATTTACTGGATTTATATCTGGTGTAAATTTTGGTATCAATCTGAGATTACTCGAAGTTTATCATGAATGGCTTTCTGAGCAGCTTCAGCAACCTCATGACCATTAATGTCAATCTTTAAAGAGGACTCCATTAGTTTTCTAATTGCTTGGAGTTCTCTTTTTATTGCAATCAATTCCTTTAAAATTGATTTCATGTCAATCGCCTTCCTTTCATTTTGTTGCAATAGCATCTGTCATAGTAGACATTGTTTAAAAATAATGATACTAAGACCCAATACGATCACAGCCATTCCCTGCAGTATAACAACCCTTTGCAGGGATGATATTCTTTGTGACTGATATTCCTGCTTTTGTTTTTGTTTAGCAAGTATAGAGTAGATCGCCCATCTCATTTCTTTCCCAGTTGTTCCATTCAAAATAATCTCAAACTCATCTTTTGGATTTTCTTTTTCATTAATGAACTCCTCTACAAATCTTTGAATATCTTTTTCTGATTCATCATCGTTATATGTTTTTTCTATCTTTCTCACCTCTTTCATTAAATACTTGAAAGAACAGAATCATTCTATAAGGATTACTAAATAAAAAATTCCAAAAAACACTCCTGCTTTCCAACCATATATTGCTCCAAGGAAAATACATGTTGCCAGTATTTCTATGTATATCTTCATGTTCTTACCTTTCATCTACATCCAAAGAAAAATAGATGTTCTTGCCAAAACGACCATTATCGCAAGTACACATGTTAATATTCTCTGGACCAGAAGATCTCTTTTTATTTCTCTTAATGGATCTTCTTTTTTTATGTTTTTCATTGATCTGATTGTTGAAATATTACATACAATACAAATTCCTGCTGCCACTAACCTTGTTATCTTAATATATTTTATTTTTCTCACCTTCCTTCTTTCTGTTCCTGATGCAGATAGATTGATACTCCGCCCGATCGTCATGGTTCATTTCTTTTATCAAATCAATGGGAGGATACGTTGTCTTAACGTATTTGAGGATTTTTCTTTATACTGTATGGGGTTTATACAGTTTCGGACGGAGTATCAATCCATCTGCTGCCTGTTTACTTGTTTCTGTATATCATTTTCTTGACTATGGTATTATTATATCTACCTTTGGTAAGTTTGTCAACTATTTTTCATTCATTTTCTTGACTATGGTAAGATTTTATGTTAATTTATACTTATCAGATTGGAGGTGAAATTTATGAATACGCGTTTGCACCATTTAAGAAAAACATTAAAATTAAGTCAGGAAGATTTTGGAAAACGACTTGGCGTTACTGGTGCATCAATTAGTAGGCTAGAAAAAGGTGAACGTAACATCACAGAACAAATGATTTTGTCAATATGTCGTGAATTTAACGTTAATGAAAAATGGCTTCGACATAATGAAGGTGAAATGTTTCTTCCTTTTGAAGATGAAGTTGCAGAAATGGTCTCACAACTATTAGAGGTATCAAATCCTTTTTATGATTTGATCTTGGATATGATGGTATCTTTTAACGAGTTGGACGATAAGGGCAAGCAAGCTATTTGTGATTACACTGCTTTGCTTGCAGAAAGAATGGCAAAAAGAAAAAAGGAAGACTAAGCTTCCTTTTCGTTGTGATTGCTGATAATGATATACATCTTCTTCAGATACTCTTCATTATCAATCGCTACGAGCATCTTTACAATCTGTTCTTTATACCATTCTGACATATGTATAAACCCTCCTTTCTTCCCATTTGCTAAGGGTATTCGGAGCTGGCCATGCCAAATGGCTTCCTTTTTCTCTGTATATCTCAATCAGCTTAGGGATAGTATAGCATAGTTTTTCATCCAAATGATCATCTTTATATATTCTTTATAATTGTTTATCATTTGTTTGTTTTATTTATGTTTATTATATACCTATAATTGGTAAATGGAATGTTTTAACAACAAACGTCCGACATATCGGACGTTATGGTATGAATTGATAAGAATAAAGAGATTCTGGAGGCACTTTTAAAGCTCCGGCCAATAAGCACAATGTGTAAATTGTAGGATCATGACGACCATTTTCAATATCATTGATCGTACTTTTACTTACACCAGACATTTCTGCAAGATGTCTAATGCTTATGCCTTTATTATTTCTGATTTTCCAGAGCTTATATTCAATTTTTACATCCACAGCGCTGTACCTCCTGTTATTAGAATGTACAGTACAGTGTTTTCTTATTTATAAAAAATAAAATAGCGACCACTTACTGCAATAAGTAGCCGCTGCTCCTATCATATTAAATATGATTTCTATATACGAAACATTATAACATATTTTTTATACGTAGGGAGGAAATTCATGAGAAAAAGATTTTTAACACTGGGGTTAGCTGCAGTTATGGCATTATCGCTTACAGCATGTGGTAGTGATAATGGAAAGAAGGTAGAATCTAAAAAAACTGTTGCAAAGACTACCGAAAAAACTACTGCTGATGAAAGCAAAACAGGAGAAGTCGTTGAACAGGATGGTCTCAAGAAAGTGCCTGTGATCACAGACAAAAAATTGAACAGAAAAGGAAAAACTGGACCGATCAAATACAACATCAAAGCAATCCAGGTATCCAAATTAACTGCTACTACAGATGAAATGGCTGAAGCCTTAGATGTTGAAAAAGACAAAGAAGTTGGATTGGTTGCTATGGATGTAGAAATTGAAAATACATCTGATGATACTATTAACTTCTACTTCGATCAGGGTAAACTTACAACAAACACAAAAGAACAAGTTGAAGCAAACCTTATGTTAAGTGACAGCATCGATGGAGAATATTTAGGAAAAGTTTCTCACAAAGGAACTTTGATGTTTATTTTAAAGAATGGCAAAGCTGACAAAGTAAATGATCTTAAATTATTTGTAGATGCTCCATCTGACAAAGACTTTAATACAGTAGGTGATGAGGTAAAAATTGAATTAAAATTTAAATAAGTTGCGACATCGCAACAATAAAAAACCGCCCAGCTGCAACTGGACGGAATTAAAAGAAAAACACTTGCACCTGTCAAGAACAGATGAAATACTTTTCCCTGAACAAGTAAAGTATATCATTTTTTCTTGGCACCCTGCAAGGGTGTATTTTTTGTACAAATTTTTAATATTTTATAAAAAGAAAAGGTGATAACTATGAAAAAAATTGCAGCTGCTTATATAAGAGTTAGTACCCACATGCAAGAAGAATTGTCTCCAGATGCACAGATCAGATTAATCAAGGAATGGGCAAATGGACATGGATATGATCTCCCAGAAGAATTTATTTTCATTGATAAAGGAATCTCCGGAAGAAAAGTTAGGAAACGTCCTTCATTTTTGCGTATGATCTCAATGGCTAAAAGCAAACCATCCCCATTTGATGCTATCCTTGTTTGGAAATTCAGTCGTTTTGCACGTAACCAGGAAGAAAGCATTGTATATAAAGCAATGTTACGAAATAAACACAAAATTGATGTTATAAGTATATCCGAACCAATCTCTGATGATGTATATGGTGGATTGATTGAGCGTATCATTGAATGGATGGATGAATTTTATTCTATCCGTTTGGCAGAAGATGTTAAAAGGGGAATGACTGAAAACGCTCTTCGTGGAAATTTTCAATCTTCTCCTGCATTTGGATATAAGGTAGAAAAAGGGCAAGGTCTAGTCATTGTCGAAGATCAGGCAAATATTGTTCGCATGATTTTTAATTTGTATGCCAATTCTGGAATGGGGTTTTATGATATTGCTCGTCATTTGAATCGCTTGGGCTATACAACTAAGAAGGGTGGAGCTTTTGAAACTCGCACTATTAAGTATATTATTCAAAATCCAATCTATAAAGGATATCTTAGATGGAACTATGCAAATGGTACTACACATGTTGTTAATGATGAAAGCGAATGGATCATCGTAAAATCTCCACTTGTTCCGATCATCGTGTCTGAAGAACTTTGGAATCAGGCAAACGAACGTTTCAAAAATGAATATCGTCCTCGTGGTGGAAAACCTCTTTCTCAAAAAAGGCACTGGCTATCCGGGCTTGTAAAATGTTCTACCTGTGGTGCCTCTCTGTCTACGTCTGTCCAAAAAGATAAGCGATATGGTCGTACTTATATATACTTTCAATGCTATAGGTACAGAAAAGGAAAATGTTTAGTATCTCATTACATATCAGAAAAACAGCTGGTTCCTTTAGTTCTTAATGTTCTAAAAGAAGATATGAATAAATCCTATATTGAATATGAGTATGTAAATGATCAGTCTGAAAATATGCAAGATGTTTTAAATGTACAACTCAATCGTTTGGATGCACGAGAAAAACGAATCAAAGAAGCTTATCTAGCTGGTGTTGATTCATTAGATGAATATAAAAAGAATAAGGCAGATATTGAAAAAGAGCGTGAACTTCTATACCAACAGTCAAACAATCAAGAAGAGTACAAAAAGAATATTGATATGCCTGGAAAAATACGTGGTGTGTATGATATTCTTAATTCAGATGAATACAGTAAAGATGAAAAATATAATGCGATTACATCAATCGTAAAAAAGATTGTGTTCGATCGTGAAAATAAAACATTAGATTTTTACTACTATACTCGATAATTTTTTGCTTTGTCGCACTTGCAGAGCGGATGACACAGTGGGGTTCTAAATACTTAGGTGATCAGGGATATGCTCCGATTGAGATCTTGAGATATTATTATGGAGAGAGTATGTACATCAATACCGCAGAACAGATTTCAGGAATTCCTTCTTCCTGGCCGGGATATGATCTGACGATCGGCAGCAGAGGAGATAAGGTTCGACAAATACAACAACAATTGAATCGTATTGCTAAAGATTATCCTTCTCTGCCTACGATCGCTGTGGATGGTGTTTATGGAGAATCTACTGCGAATGCTGTTCGGAAATTCCAGAATATTTTTGGACTGCCACAGACAGGAATTGTTGATTACCCTACTTGGTATAAGATCAGTGAGATCTATGTTGGGGTTAGTCGGATTGCGGAGTTGAATTGAAATCTTAGATACACCAAAAGCCCCACAAAGTTCATCCTTGTGGAGCTTTTTTTCATTTCTTATTCTATTTACTCTTCACCAAACACCGCTTTTTATAAAAAGCAATTCCATAACACAATACTTCCTCATAAGCATCTTCAAACTCTTTTGCATACATCTTTGTGTTGATCTGATCTAACGCCTTTTGACAGTCTTTTTCCAAATCTTCTAATTTCCTTGAATACTTTGCTTCAAATACTGCAACTTGTCCTGTTACATCATTGTAGATTACAATATCACTTCGTCCTTCTCCATGCTCTCTATTCGACTCTACACTATAACCTGCTCCTGCAAAGATTCCTGCAAGAAATGCATGATAGAAATTTTCTCGGTAATCATAATAACTGATCGTCATTCGCAGTAATGTGCTGATTTCTTTTGTTGCCTTATCCGCATCTTTGTTCCACACTGCATCAAATAAATCTTTCCGATTCGTAACTCTTGCACTGTCTTCAAACCATTTCCTTACGGTTGATTCGAAAATTTCTTTTACTTCTTTGTTTGGAATTCTTAATTCTATCTGACCATCCTTATCACGTTCTCCGACTTTTGTAAGATATCCAGTAAGATAGAGAATACTCCATAAATTATCTTCTGATGAATGTAGATAATCATATGTGAGGTCTTCTTCTATTTTCTGGCAGATGCTTCCACCTGCGATCAATACTTCTAGTTTTTTTCGTATAGCAGCTCCCGTATAATCAATAAAGGAGCGAATGATCGCATTATCACTGGTATTCTTCCAGTAGCTGACTGGTCTTGCATTCAGATCATTTTGAAGATCTCTTAGATAATTCATGACATCCCATGGACAATATACTTCAAACTCTCCAAAATTATATCCATCATACCATTCTTTAATCAGCTCCGCTTTCTCTTCAATCTCCGCATCTGCTAAAAGCTTATCTACATCCTGTTGTGTAAATCCATAATATTCATTGTATCTTGTGGATGAAATCGTATCTGATACAAAGTTATTTGTTCCAGTGAAAATACTTTCTTTGGCAATCTTTAGGCATCCTGTGATGACTGCAAACTTTAATGAGGAATTATCTTTTAAGGCTGTACTAAGCAAACCTTTCATAATTTCTAACATCTCTTTGTAGTAACCATTACTACTTGCTTTTGCAATTGGAACATCATATTCATCAATTAAAAGGATCACTGGCTTTTTATAATAACTTTTCAGCATATTGGTAATTCTTAATATACAACTTTGAATTTCCATCATACTTGCACTACAAGTCTTTAATTTTTGAAATACCAGTTTATCCCCTTCATCTATCTCATCACTATCCAACAAGTATACATGTTGTTTACATGCTTCAGATATAATAAATTTCAAAAAATTAAACGCATTCTCAAATGTAGTTCCATCTACATCCTTAAAAGACAAAAATAATGTCGGATACTGATTCATCCATTTGTCACAAATCTCGACCTCATCAGATATCTCAAGTCCTTTAAACAAATGTCTGCTATCTTTCCTGATATCCAAAAAACTGTTCAACATATTCATCGCCATCGTTTTTCCAAACCGCCTAGGCCGCGTAATCAACGTCACCTGATCCATCTCACCCTGTAACAACGTCTTGATCAATCCGGTCTTGTCCACATAATAATAATTCAACTCTCGAATTCTCTCAAAATCCGAAATCCCAACAGGAATATTTAGATTCTTCATCTCTTCCTACTGCCTCCTTTCTTTTATTAATTATATATTGATAAACATATATTCGCAGTTCAATTATGTTAAATCTTTAAACCAATACATGTTATAGCCAACAACCTTCCAGAATCAATAGTTAATCATTTCTATTTATTCACTTCGAAATGCTGATAATCCTTAGAGCTTCTCCACTCACCACCCCAGCTGAATCCATATTTCTTAAAGATCTTATAAGCTGTGTCATTCTTATGGATCATATATCTTTTATATTTTCCTTTACATTTTGACGTCTTTCTCTGTTTATACACCTTACCATTTGCCGGTGATACCTTATTTCCTTTGACCCACGGATTGATCCTTGGATTGATATCGATAGCCATTCCATAAGAATGGTTGGAAAGTTTTGTCGTTCCACTGATCACACGATAATTAAACGCAGAGGTATTATTTGCAGCCATAGACTTCTCATCATTCGCACCATAATCATCAATCAGTCTCATTCTCTCAATTCTGTACCTCTTCTGATAAAGAGCATAAAAGACCTTGACCGTTTTCTTCGCGATCTTCTTGTTAACGATCAACTCACCCTCTTTTACCTTCCCATCAAAACCATAATGAAGAACCTGTACATATCTTAAATCAGACAACTTAACATTCTTATTCTTTCGATAAGATTTTCCCGTGATCCTCTTTTCAATATTCGGAGAAATCTTCCCATAAGTAAAGCCTTTTTTATAAGTATATTTCGAAGCTGCATTCGCAGATTTTCTCTGTAAACAAACTGGAATCACAGCAACTGTAAATGCTGTCAATGCAAGTATCGTAGTTAATTTCAATTTTGATCGATTCATTTATTCTCATCCTTTCCAAAACTTCAATCATTTATCTTAATCGGTTTCATTATAACATATATTCCAAAGCCCCACACTCCATACCTTGCTTCTGCTAATAACCTACAGCTAAAATATTTTAAATATCAACTGCCCCGGGACCGTATGAACACGTCTGCACTTAGCGAATGGATGATCGTAAGATCATTCATGAGCTTAGTACAGCTACGTGAGAATGCGAATGGGTCCCGGGGCAGTTGATATTTAAAATATTCATTGAAAGAGTGAATTATTTTTGATATACAAGAAATTGATATTCAATATCAAAGTAAGTCTCTTCTTCACTCTCTTTCACAAGTTTCCACTCTGGCATCTCATCCAGATCTGGAAAATAAGTATCTGCATCATATGCAAAGTCTGTTCTTGTAACATAAGCTGTATCACAATAAGGAAGCATCATGCGGTAAATGCTTTCTCCACCGATGATAAAAATATCTTCGTCCTTATATTCTTCCAGCTCATCTAACAATTCTTCTTTACTTCCAACTACGATCGCTCCTTTTGCATCGTAGTCTTTATCATGCGTTAATACAATATTCGTTCTCTTTGGAAGCGGCATTCCATTTGGAAAGCTTTCTAATGTTTTTCTTCCCATGACAACGACTTTTCCTGTTGTCATCTGACGAAACATCTTCATATCATTTGGAATATGGACTAAAAGTTCATTGTTCTTTCCAATTCCCCAGTTCTTATCTGCATTTACAATAAGATTCAT